ATAGTATTTGTATATAAACGATATACACGTATTATTACTTTTGAAGAAAAGTATTCATCCCTACATCTTCAACTGACCTTTTTAAAGAAAAGATATACTATTGTCTTATGATGGCGCTTGGTCCGCCCACCATCATTTCATCCATACTGCTTATTGCTATATGTATGTATATTATTCTTTTCACTTTTGTATATATTAACTATATGTTTCATTAGAGACACACAATATAATTTGAACCTTTGGAGATTCTCTTTGTTTCTGAGAATTTTAACCTGTGATGAGGTATAGAATCACACTCAACAGCTCTTCCATTAGGACACATTTATGCATCATTGATAGACTGCAACTTTGTTCGCACCAAGTCCGGGTGTCGACAGATTATTTACTGCATTAGGCCACGAATGTTTCAATATATTTATTTGTTTATCTACATTTTCTGCTATAGCGTCAGGCATGACGCATGGAGGTGGTATTACATAGGATTAGCAATCCCGTGCCACCACGTGGGCTTTCTAGCCCACATTATACCACCGTACAGGTATATGTACGGCGTTCTGATTTACGTTAATAAGAATCACGCAAGTTTGCAGGCCATTGCGATAAGATGGTAAATGCCTTATAAAATTTCTAGCAAGGATATGGGAACCAAACTAAACATACAGACCCAGGGGAGAGACCCTAGGTTGGTAGTGAATACTCGAACGTCAGAGTTGAAGCTATTGGCCGAACAAAGCTGTTTAATCAGCATCGACTTAATTTATTTATTTTATACGTGCACATTAGCACTATTTGTACCATCAACTGTATATAATTTCTTTCACATGTATTATAAAATTTGTCTTGTAATAAATATTTGTATTGTTTTGAATAACCAGGAAAATGCTTTGTGGCCGAAGTCTTTCCTGTTTGACCCTGTGTATTATGAACCTGCACTTGCTCGTGGGCGTAGAACTGATCTCGCCCGCTATTCACCCAATATTGCATCATTCCACTCATTGTTTCCTGCGGATACCCCGCATATGGATTGGATTGAGGATATTGTTCTAAGTTACATGACTCTTGAAGTTTCATCCTATTCTAATGTTCTGGCAACGTTATTAAAGGTGGCTAAATCGACAGTTCAATGTTTCACACCCCATGACCATACGACGATAACTAATATGATATTAAAACACGTTGTTGAGAGACCAGATTGGTCATCATGGGATAATTTACCCAACAGTTTTAGAGAAGCAGCGGCGTTTCCCGCTATGGATGCTTTTAAAAATTCTTTTGGGGCATATAAGAATATAAAGAATCTACCATTTTTCATACAACTGCGTGATATGACTATATACTTTATATTACAGCCACTATTATTAATTAATGGACTAGATAGTGAGAAATACTTTCGATGGTTTTCTGATATTAGTAACACTAAATTTAGAGATATGACCACACTTTCATGTTTGGAAATGGCCATTGAAATATTTATAACATTCTTTGACAACATTGGTGAATTCTTGACAACATTCAATCCACTAGTTTTTCAGAACACCACATACTCAGACTATACTAAGGATGTGCAGTGGTTGGATGATAATTTCCATAATCGAGTGCATATGATGCCACAACCTCATCAAATAAATCAACACGATTATATGATTCGATTACATAAGAATATTGAAGTGGGCCAGAGCCTAATTCAATCTTATTCTTTGACTAGAAGTCCTTTACTAAACTCTGTTAAGAGCGATTTAGCTAGAGCTTATGCTATTAGATCACAAATACAAAGTTTGGCCAACAACAGTGGACAAAGAATAACACCAATGGGTGTTGCCATAGTTGGCAACCCTAAGGTAGGTAAATCAAAGGTTGTTAATACTATTCTCACACTCTTTGGTCATAGATTCAAGCTTCCTTTACAGGATGAATGTATATATACCAGAAATACAAGTGACGAATTTTGGACGGGATATACAGACGCCGTTTGGGTGACTATTTTACAAGAAATAGCCGCCCGTAATCCAGATAGATCTGGAGATGATCCATCGATTGATTGTGTAATGAGAATGATGGAGTCTAATCCTTTTCCTCTTAATATGGCGCATCTTGAAGCCAAGGGTAAACAATACTTCCATAGCAAATTGGTTATTGGAACAAGTAATGTACCCCATTACAATGCGCGTCAGCACTTCTCTTGCCCAGCTGCTTTTCAGAGAAGATTTCCTATTCAAATAACACTGAGCGTCAAGCCTGAGTTTTCATATGTTAGAGATGGAGTCAGTTTGGATACGATTGATGATGATAAGGTAGCTTTATGGCGAAAAGAGAATCCCGGTCAAATACCAGAAATCAATGTGTATGAGATCAGGAAGATTACAGCTTCGTCCAATAAAATAGCTGCTGAATATGATTTGGTGGCTACATGTCACACGTCTGAGCACTTTCAGCGTGAGATGCTAAAGTTGATCAATATGTTCTACGAGGTGCAAGTGAGTTATGCAGACATTGTGGCGAGTGATGTATCCGCAGAATTTTGTAACTGTGGTATTATGAAACATGTGTGTACCCACTGCACAGTTGCTGCCGCTAGATCCAGCTCAAATTTGGGTTTCTTGAATACTCTTTTAATAGGTTTGCTCTTCGTATATGGTGTTTTTCATGCCAAATGTAGGGCTAGTCCTAGTTTTAGGGGAGCAATTAGCACAGTATATGGTATGTGTTTGGGCGGTTTCAGCCCTTTCTTAGCTCTGCAACAGATGGTGTCTTCCCCATGGAAGTATTATTTTATCTTTAGGGCAACTGGGCATACAGCAAATCCGATCTGGCATTACCTATACATGTGTAGGTATGTCTTCCTGTACAATTATAGTGAGGATAACCTTAGCTTTGATATCTGGTTGATGAGTACGATATATCTAGATAATCGTTCTTACTACTACACTTATCGGAAACAATTGCAAGATTCACTTAAGAGTATTGGTTTTCCGAAGCTTAATGTTAAAATTCTTGTGGCTTCAAGTTCCATTGTGGCCATATTAGCTATAATTGCTAGAATCCATAGGTCATCTAAATCAGCCACTGTGTCGGGAGTGTCGCATACACGACCTAAGGAAGATGGAGAGAATAAATTTAAATACATGGAGGTGGTGCATCGGAAGCCTCCGGGCCGTAGCCCAACACTCAATGCTTCCATAGATAGTATAGTTAACACATGTAAGCGCAATCTAATAGAGATAACGGCAATCGCAACTGATGGTTCTTCTTTGAGCTGTTATGCATTGTGTCTTAGAGCAAATTTATATATCTCCGTAGCCCATATTATGCCGCGGGATGAACATTTCAGATTAGATTATATTTCTGAGGACAACAGGGGACAAATTCGCCTGCAACGGGGTGTAACCATTATTATCGATGAGATTAATGATATTTCAATATTTCAGATTTTGCCATTGCGCCCTCGTGCTGATGTGTACAAATTTATCCTTGATAAACACGTATCACAAAAGTGCATGGCAACATGGTGTACTCCATCGAACACCGTTACGCAACCGGTGACATTGTGTTGTATAGAGAACCAATGGGATGATAACTCTCTACACAAACTTTTTGCGTACGACATGCGTGTTCCGTGTGAGAAAGGACAATGTGGCACCCCCCTCCTGATGACGGTTGGTCCATATGTATCATTGGGAGCTATTTTGGTAGCATCATCGATGAATAAGGAAGTATCTAATTTCACATTTATTAGTCTTGAGCGCATTCAGCCACTGATAGCCCAATTAGAGAAAACTGTAAGTATAGCTTGCAGCCTACCTGGTGAGTTAAATCTTGCGCACGATATTGTGCCCCTGCATTGGAAGAGTCGTTTCAATTACAGACCTGATGGGTTAAATCATGTGACCGTATTTGGTTCGCTTAAGAATTTGGCTCGTGCTCGACCCAAATCAAAAGTCAGAAAAAGTATTGCGCATGATCTATTGTGTGGGTATTACACTCCCCCACTATATGGTCCTCCATTATTAGACAGAGGTTATGGAACCAATGGTGAGTGGGTGGACTATATGAAATACAATTTGGATTTGCGTACTAGTCCACCCCCTTGCATATCGGAAGCCCTATTGGCGAAGGCTTGCAAGTCGTACTCCCATGAAATTCTAAAGGAATTGGGTTCTAGGAAGATGCGCATTTTATCACTTCAGGAATCCATAAATGGTATTGCAGGGGAATCATACATAGACTCTATAAATTTCAAGACTTCACCTGGTTACCCTCTATGTGGTGAGAAAAGAGATATGTTCGAATTTCTTGATGAAGAACAACCCTTCTTAGGTGTTAGGCTTAAATCAAACTTCCAACGTGAGTATGACCAATTCGTTTTTAATTATAATAACGGTGAACAAAATCATCCAGTATTTAATAGTGCTCCAAAGGATGAGGTGACCAAGATGAAGAATATCGAGAAAGGGAAAACGCGCATGTTTCAGTGCGCGCCCTTGTATCACTCACTTTATTGTCGACAGTTATGTCTTTCTTTCGTTCAAATATTGCAAATGGATCCAGTGCTATTCGAGAGTGCAATTGGTGTAGATTGTGCTTCTGAAGACTGGGAAGTGTATGCCCACAATATGCAAATTTTTGAGAACCACGTGAATGGCGATTTTGGAGCATATGACGTGCGAATGCCTCTTGAGGTATTATTCTATGCATGTCAGGTTATAATTAAAGTAGCAGAATATTCTGGATATAGCCATGCGGATCTTTTGGCGATGAATAACATGTTCGCTGATGCTATATATTGCTATAACAATGTTGACGGTGACTTAGTAGCTTTTCATCAGGGGCATTCCTCTGGGTGGGCCCTAACGGTGATCATTAATAGCATAGCAAATAGTTTACTTATGCGTGTTGTTTATTCTATGTGTGGCTATGCACAGTCCTCTTTCCGAGACAATGTAATTTTGACTACGTATGGAGATGACAATATGATGAGTGTTAGTCCAAGAGTATTCGATAAATTTAATCAGTTAACCATAACAGAAATCTTTGGTCTACTGAATATAACGTATACTATGGCTGATAAGGATGCTACCCCTAGGAAGAATATAAATTTTGAGGAATGTGAATTTTTAAAACGCCATTTTGTCTACGATGATAAGATACAATGTTGGTTAGCGCCCATTCAGGAGGAATCTATTTTGAAAAGTTTATTCTATAGAAAGGACGAAGGAAATATAAGTGATATCGAGCATCTGTCGCAGGTGTGCATGAATGCGCAACGTGAGTATTTCCAACATGGAAAAGAAAAATATCTGCAGTGGCAGAAGATTATGGTAATTCTTGATGAGCACTTCAGGATTTTTGACAAAAATTGCAATTTAATAGCATATGAGGACATGTTATTAAGATTGTATCCGGGGCGACAATAGTCGCCCATCTTCGCCGATCTCCCTATCGGTGTGCGCCTACGGGAAACATTGGGAACATGCACATAGATCTTGTTTATAGGAGGGATCTATTAGGGAGAACCCGCATTGCTTGTGCATGAAAAGTGGAGGGGCTATTTAGCCCCTATTGGTAAGTGTTTGCCACTATAAATATAGGATACTCACCCCCGAGTCCCGAAAGGGGAGACTATTTGTACATATAGGTTACTGTACACTAGGTCTGCTAAAAATGTAATTATCAACCTGCAACTACTACTACATCTCAGGGTGCCGGATACCCTAAAACCGACAATACTGCTATCATTGGTGATATGATATCAGCTAATAACTATCAGGAATCCACCGATAGTTTTATCACCACAGAGGACCATAGCACGCTAGGTTTTGTGGATAACCAAGATGTGCGTCGAATTAGCATTTCCACTAAACAAGATCCCACTACCACGTACGAAAACTACGCTGATGCAACGCTTTCTGAGTTCTTTAGTCGCCCTGTGCTCGTCAGCGCAGGGCTCTGGAATGTCAGTACAAATCTCGATCTCACACTCAACGTGTGGCATATGTACTTCAATGACGCATACGTCAAACGGAAATTAGACAATTACACTATGTTTCGAGCAAAGTTGCATGTCAAAGTGTCCTTTTCCGGAACTCCCTTCCATTATTCTCGAGTGTTTGTTGTCTACCAACCTGATAATGTGTCTCAGCATCGCTTGGCAACGTATCCGACTCTGCCTGAGAAGCTGATGAAGGCCTCCTGTATGCCACATGCAGTTCTGGACCCTTCAGTGCAAAGTCCTGTTCAGATAGATTGTCCGCTGATCATTCAAGATAACTATGTGCTGATAGAAGATCTTTTGGCGGCTTCTGTTGATCTCGGTGTCATAACGTTGTTATCTTCCGATCCTCTCTTAGCCGTGTCTGCAACTGCTAGTGCGGCCATTCCATATAATGTTTTTGTTTGGGCTTCAGAGGTGGATTTGGTCATTCCAACTCATAAAACATACGCAACTGGTAAGAAATCAAAGAGAACTGTGGCCTATCCAAATATACACGCTCTAAAACAGAGTACGATTCCGCCCAACGAAAAGAAGGACGGTATGATTAGTTCTGTTTCGACTGTGGTCGCAAATGCCGCTGGTGCTTTATCTAAGGTACCTTTTATTGGGGGCACAGCATCAATGGTGGCCGATGTGGCAAATGGAGTGTCATCATTAGCTCACTTCTTTGGTTTCTCTAGACCACAAGTTCTCACTGATCCGATCTTTGTGAAGAACAGAGCATTAGGATCTGTGGCATATACTGAGAGCGTGGAAATGGTAGAGAAATTAACTTTTGATCCTCTCCAAGCAGTTTCAGTAGATCCTGCTGTGAACCAGATGGGTCCTGAAGATGAGCTAGCTATTCGTATGTTTACCAACAAAGAATCTTTATTCTCTACTGTCTATTGGTCTTCAACTGATGCTGTGAACGACGTTATATTTTGGACAAACGTTACTCCAAATATCGTAAGGTACACAACAATTGCGACTGGTGCAAGAATTTGTATGTCATCTATTGCCTACGCAGCAATGCCCTTCAAATATTGGAGTGGTTCACTGGTTTATCGTTTTCAATTTGTAGCTTCCAAGTTTCACACTGGGAAGTTGCGAATAACATACGAACCACTGGGCCATGCATACAGTAGCGCAAATTACAACACCACATACTCTCAGATTATTGATCTAGACGGTACTGCAGACGTAACATTTGTTGTTCCATGGGCTCAAAGTACTCCATATAAGCTGGTAGGTGAAGCAGATCGAAATAATTATTTTATTCCGCCAGCGGGGGTATACAATTACACGCCAACAGAGCATAATGGTATACTATATGTTACAGTTCTGAATCCTCTTATGTCACCTGATGCTTTGAAGGATATAAGTATCAATTGCTATATTCGAGGTGGAGAGGATTTTGAAGTTGCGGTGCCAGATGCCCGTTTCACCTCACTTAATGTTCAACCAGCAATAGCATATGCTTCTGTGGGTAATGCTACACTAGCACCAGATAAGCTTGCTATGCTTTTTGGTGAACCTATGGAACCCTCAGAGATAGCCCTAAAGCAATCTGTGTTCTTTGGTGAATCCATCAATAGTTTTAGATCCTTATTGAAGCGTTATGCACATTTCGATACGCGAATTGGGTCTAGAAGCACAGCTCTAACCTCTTATACCACCAGTGATGTATATTACCTCAATTTTCCCTCTCCAGGGGGTTTTCGAAATAACTATTACACCTCTACCATTGCATCTGCGACAGAGTATCCGTATAGCTTTGGTGGAACAAACCTATTATCCTATATTTCACTTGGGTTTCTGGGTCGTCGTGGGGCTATTCGCTTTAAGTTTACTCCTAAGAGTACATTTACTCAAGTACTGCAATTCACTGTAGCACGTGATTGTCCTCCACCTGACGTGGATATGAAGAACTGGAAGAAGTTTAAGACATCGGGATTTGCAGTTCCACCTAGCCAGTCCAGTGGTTTGTTTACACTAGAAGAACCTAGCACCTGGCGAGGAGCTGTGGTGAATATGGGTACTGATGGTTTGCCTGCCTCAGAAGTAGAGATTCCTTGGTACAGTCCACTTCGATATTCTAGGTGTGAAGCCACAACCATGGGGTGTTATACGGGAGATGCTGATATTGAGGAGACTGTGATACAGATACACTCATGGCTTCCAGTGGGAAACCTAGATGAGGTTTACATCGTAGATGCCTTTGTCGCAACAGGAGAAGATTTCACCTTGAATTTTTATTTAGGTCCACCATTATTCTACTCCTATTCTGCCGTATATGTTCCATATTAAGAGTAGCTTACTCTATAAATAAGCAAGACCGCCACCCACTAGAATTATGGC